AAGAATCAGTCTGGGGGTAGGAAAAACTAATGTCTAGATTTATAATTGATAGAAAATTACCTGAAAGAAGTAAGCTTCAATTCTTTTTCCCTGTTGCCGCAAAAGGCAATAAATATTACGTCGTAGAACTTCCTTTCTATGAAAACATAAAAATCAAAGAAGATAAAAAAGCACGCTATCAGAAATACTCGCTTATCTCAAGATCTAGTAATTTATATTCTTATTTAGGAGCAGATTCCAGAGAGCTTTCTCTTGATTTTAATATGACCTTACCTCATATATTAGAAACTTATTCTAATATAACACTTGATAGATATCTAAATTATTATGATCTAGATAATACAAATACTCAAAGAGAGCGGGATAAGTTTTTAAATCCTCTAAAACCTAAAAAAACTCCTGAAGGTATAGCATATAGATTAGGTACAACTTATACAAAGTCTTTAGCAAAAGAATCTGCTAGGTTTGTTTTACAGAATGCTTTGTATAGATTAAATTCACAAGAAAGAGAATATTTTAGTAATAAATATGGAGTAGAAGCAGAAGTTAATAAACTAAGAGTTGCTAGTAATTTTCCTGAAATAAGTTATATAAAAACTACTGATGTTCAAACAAAATCAAATCCTGATCCCTTATCATTAGATCCAAAGTATAAAATAATAGATACGATTATATACTGGACTAATATAATAAGATCTAGCGTTGTAAATAATGCTATGAATCCGATATATGGTCCCCCAGTAATAAGACTAAGACATGGGATAATGTATCAAGATATTCCTTGTATATGCACTAGCTACAGTATTGATTTTGATGAAGGAGCAGGGTATGATATTGATACTCTTCTTCCTAGATCTATAAAAATAAGCTTAAAGCTAGAAGAATTTAGAACGGGTGATTTTACAGAATTTAATCCAAGAATTCAAGCAAATTCTATTAAGAGAGATAACTTAGCAGGATGGGAAGCTGTCTTGTTAAAAGAAACTCACTCGATGGATCCTGGATACTCCGATATTAGATAAGGTGATTTATGGCAACACTAGGGAAAGATAAAGGACCGTACAGTTTAGATGCAACAACTGTAACTCATAGGAGTGCTAAAGTAACTACTATATTAAATTCTCCCGTATATGATCAACTCCTACAAAATATAGAAACTGTCTATGATTATGATGTAGGGTATGTTCCAGATGGATATCAACACAGACCTGATCTAATATCTAATGTATTCTATGGTAGTCCTAAAAACTGGTGGCTACTAATGTTAGTTAATAACATCTCTGATCCTTTTGAAGGTTTTTATCTTAATCAACAAATAAAGATTCCTAAGCTATGATGGTCCCAACAGGAAATGTTATACTCGGATTTGATTATGCATCAATGACGAGATTTTTAAATGAGGCTTATTCTTATGAAAGCCTTGTTAAGGATTTAACTAAAGGAGATTCAGATTTATTATTATTTAATAATGAAGCTAATCCAAACTTTATATCATTTGAACATTCTTTAGCCGTTGATGGAGAACCTGGATTTAAAATAACTTTCATTGATCCTAATCAAGAATTTGAAAATAGATTTATACAAGGTGGAATGTTTAATAGGATCGCTGGTTCTGTTTATAACAAAGACGTAAAAAGTATAACAGATACCTATGGAAAAAAAAGATCTAAAGAAGTATCACAAACTTTATCAAAATTTGATAGATCTTTTTATTCAGAATTAGCTACTAAGCTAGAACAAAATAATACATTAAAAGAAATTTATGTTATTTATGGAACTGGAAATAATTTAAAACTATGGTCTGGTCCTCATAAAACATACTTCACTAACGTAGATATTTCCCCAGTAGGAGCAGGGGCGAGAAAAATAACTTTATCATTACAAGCAGTTCAAACTCCATTATTTGATAGACAAGGTGCATTTAATGAAAAAGTAGATCTTAACTTAGCTGGATTGAGTATAAGATGTAATGGAGCTTCTCAACCTATTGTTATAAAGAATTTTCCTAATTCAGTATATGATACTTCCTTAAATTTTAAAAAAGCACAAAAAATAATTGATCAAGTTGAATCTTATAAAACGGAAGAAGAGCAGATTCTTTCTGAATCTGGATTTGAAACTTTAGTTAATACTATAAAAAGCGTGGATATTCATAGCATAGTGGTAGATGCTATAAGGAACTATATCCAATCTGCAACTAGAAATAAAAATGTAATAGTATTAATTCCAAATATTAATACAGGATGTAGAGAGTTTCTTCTTTACTTGGCAACGACATTTAGGCACCAGTCAAATTCAGAGGTTGCAGCCAACAAAGCTAAAGGAACTTTAACAGGATCTTGTCAAGCTAGTATGAATAATTCTATTTATGATAAAGAATTTGAAACACTAGGAAATTTAGAAGGATTTATAAGATCTTGCCTATTAGAATTAGGAATTGAATTAGATTGTATTAATAAAGAAACCACTAGTATATCAAATGTAGTAACTATACCTCATGGTCAATACGGGGTACATAAGTTATATTCAGAATATCCTAATTCTTATCAGAGATTTAAAAATTATTATAATAGACAATTTACAGCAATTTTATCTGAAGTGTCCAATGAAGGATTACCTGACCATTATGGTAAAATAAAAAAAGTTTTTGATTTAATTCAGGAAGCTTCTAAAGGTAATTACAGTCTTGAATTAGAAATAATAAATGAAACTCAATTACAAGTTTTAGATTTTTGGTCTAAAGGTAACGGAAAAATAAATCCTTCTGATTATCCTACTTTTGGTGGTTACGATAAATTTAATGAGAAAACTGAAGCCATAATTGTTGGAGATAAAGGCTTAATTGCTGAATATCTCTATGGTAATGTTAATTTTGATCAAAAACAAGAGAGTATAGATTCTTTAATGCTAGAATCAGTTTTAACAGAACTCAAAGCTGATGATCTTCTTCAAGGAAATAAATTTCAAAATACTATTAGTCGTAGTCCTTTTCAATCTAATGTAACTCTTCAAGATTTGGAAGATGCGAGTCAACTAGATAAAGAATCAAGAAGCCTAAAAGCTTCAACATTAGATGTTGTTCCTTTACATCCTTTGGATAAAATAATTCTTTTAGATAAGAGATATCAAGGTGGAATTAAAAATGTTTTATATATCCCAATAACTGGAACAGGTTCATTTGGGGACATTTCATTTATTCCAGATGAATTCGCATATTCTGATGCTAACTTTAGTGAAAAACAAAAAAATGAAATAAGACAAAGTGGTATCCCAGTATTCAGATACAATCTAGAAAATCCAAATGTTTTAGATCTTAACATAAAGATATCTGATTCTTATACCTCTATGTTAAAACTTGGATATAGTAAAGTTATAGCTAGAAAAGCATCAGCTACTATTGAAGGATTATTACCAGAAGGCATTGGATCTTTTCCAATACAAACAAAAGAAGAAGCTATATTATTTCTAAGAAAAAAACAGTTTTCTACTTCTATGGGTAATGAAGAAAGAAACAAAGTTGTTCAAGATTTAATAAAAAAGTTTGATCCTGATTTTGTAAAAACATTTTCAAATAATGATCCTAACAAAGCTGCTCAAGTAATTGTGGCTTTATTAGATGTTTTAGAAAAAGTAGATTATAAACAATTTATAGAAATTGGTCAGCAGGAACCATCTAATCCAGTGTCAGTATTATCAGAATTATTTTTTGATTTATATCAAAAATGCACAGATGTTACAATAAAAACTTTACCAACATTTCACATATCAAGAACATCGGACATAGTATCAACTCACTGTTTATTGTTAGCACAAGATGTTCCAATATTAACTACTAATAAACCAGAAAGAAGTCCTTTGAACACCTTTATGACTGGTCAGTATAAAATTGTAGGATTTAGACATATTATTGATTCGACTCAAGGATTATACTCAGAATTTAATTTAGTAAAACCTGTTGCAGGTTTAGGTGTCGTATGAACAATAAAATAGATCAAGTAATATCTTTAGCAGAAGTTAGAGATAGAGTCGATCCTTATAGAAATGGATCTTTCCTAGCCAGTATAGATTACTTAGGTAATATTGAAGAAAGAGTTTATTATATAAGTCCTTACGGATCTAATACCGAAGGAGCTTTCATAGCTATTCCAGAAGTAGGAACTCAAATTTTAGTTTGTAAGCCACATGGGACTGGGACATGGTACTATCTTGGAACTACTTTTAAAGAAGCAGAACAAGAGAATGTTATAGGGGGTGGCATAGTTCCTGACTCTGGAATATCCCAAGTCTCTAGAGTTGATCCATTTATGTATAGAGCTAGAGGAATACCCATGAGGTACTTATTCCGAAGCCCTAGCCAAGCAGGTTTAACCATTTCTGAGGAGTATAACCCAGAGTTTATAAACAAGTACACTCAGTTAAAATCTACAGTTAATAAGACCGTAACACTTAACGACAGTCCCGAAATTGATTCAATTATAATTGATTCAGGTAATGGAAGTAAGATTACTTTATCGGATGATCCTAAAGGACAGGCTGTGCCTTCCAGAGCTATTCAGGTGGAGACTGTTGGACCTCAGAAATATATTAATTATGAATCCCAAACCGATATGGTTGTTTTGGATGGAGGTAGAGAGCTTCAATTACTAAATAACGCTAATGGCACCGAATGGGGTGATGGAGCTATTTGTGGTAATGTTAATATTCAAAGTAAGTGGAAAGATGTAAATATTTTTACTCAGGCTGAACAAGGTAGAATATTCATAGAATGTTTAAATGAGTCTGGTAGTAATCAGCACATAGTTATAGAAACTAACGGGGCTGGGGGTAGCATAGTTATAAAAACTAATGGTAATGTCATAGTTGACGCTGGTCAAAGTATTAACCTAAACGCCGCTCAGGGAGTAAATATTAAATGTTCTAAGTTTAGCGTAGACTCTAATACTGTAGAAATAAAAGGATCTGGTAATGTTAACATAGATGGATCTAAAATTAATCTAGCTATGGGTGCAAGCCCAACAGCACCTGTAACAACTGGTCAGGTAAGTACATATGAAAATACTGGAATAACTACATATGATAAGTTAGGATAGAGGTTTAAATGGCATCTTTTGATCTAAACACATTTTTAAGAGTACAAGGACAAACAGGCACAGGGGCTATACAAGCTCTAGGTATGTCTTTTGGTTTACCTAGTTGCTTACTTAATTTAACTGCAAACTTACTTAGACTATTACCAAGTTCTATTTTAACAGATCTTAGATCTCAAGTATTAGCTGGAAAGGCTAAGGCTAATGAGATTACTAGAGAAGTATTTAAGAAGATAATGTTAGATACTGGCATCATTGAATTTGATACTGAAACTGGTACTTTTAAATTTGGGTCTGATACATCTTGGATGGGTATTGATGAGAATAGCTCTCAATCAAATAATGATCTTGCGGGGTTGTTAGCAGCCTTTCAATACGCAGCTTCCGTTGGTGCTCAATTATACCAAAACTATACCAATATAGTAAATGAGATAAATGCTATAAAAGAATGTTTTGATAAACTTAGCACTGTTAATAAGTTTAAATCAGGTACATCTGGAGCATCTAGAAGTCCTGCTAGAATAGCAACTACATATGCTGGAGATAAAGCAAGATTAGAAAAGACAGCCACATTCCTTACTCAAGCTGATGCATTAATTAGTAACATTGATACTATCTTAGCTGAGAGAGAAGCTAATCCAGAACTTGAGCCTAAGATTTCAGATTGTTCAGAATTTAATGAGTTCTTATCAGGAACATCTTTCTGTAGAGCCACAATAGAGGATCCAGAGGTAGAGGCCGAATCTAGAGAAGGCGTATTTAGATTAACATACGGTCCACCAATTTCTGTTAATGGACAATATGTGTTAACCACTGATGGTCTTTACTATGACTCACGAACAGGAGGACTCGATCCAGCCTACGCAGCTATATCAGGAATCGTAGCTGTTGGAGATGAATGGAAGTATAATTACGATCCTAATTTAGGTGGTAAAGGTCAAGCTGTATCTTTAAATGCTTTAAATAAATACAAAGACAATTTATTTGATCCCGAAATAATAGACGATAGCAGAGCTTTACAAGCTTACTACGATCAAGATGATTTCTTATTACTTTTGAAGAGACAGCGTGATAAGCAGATGTTGGATTTATCATCTGAACTTGTAAGATTTATTGATGCTGGTGAAGCTACTTCTGTGATAACAAATCAAAGACAGTTAATGATTTCTCAATTAACTGCACACAACGCAAAAATAAATAAACGTAAAAAACAAATAGAAGTTGCAATCAAGGCTCCTCAAATATATGGAGGACAAACGACTCCATTGTTTGCTCCAGGAGAAGTCCCTATAAACGATTTCTCTTATTTAGCTGATAGTGATGTTTCAGTAGATCTAGAAAGACAAAAAGCATTAACATTCAAGCAGGGAGATGTTGATGGAATAATATTACCAATAAATGCAAGATTTGTGCAACCTGCGTCAACATCTCCATTACGATTAGATCACTTAAGAGTTCCTACAGTTGGTAAAGGAAGTATTCTATATTCACCTTCGGGAACAAATGGAGCATCAGTCCTATCTTTAACAGATGAAATAGTTACAGATGGACTATTCGCAGTTTATAATTTCTTAGAAACTGAAATATCTCTACCTTCTTCGTTATTATACAAGAGTGAAAATAATGCAGGAGTAGGTAATTATAACAATGCTCAATTAGTAGGAGCGTCTAAGAGATCTGTATTCTTCTCAGGATTAGGAATTCCTTATATCGAAGGTATAGTAAAGAATAGAAGCACAAGCCCAGCAACAGCATCTGCTTTAGGATCATATGTTAGACTCCCTGATACAACTGAATTCAAAGATCTAACTTATTCGCCAAATGGATTTACTTTTGAATGTTGGGTTTATGTTCCTAACATAATGGATGCTGAAGTTGGATGGTTAAGTTCAACAACATCATCTCTTACCAAAGTATTGCTTGGGTGCGAGAACGTAGGAGTTGCTGCAAACTATAGTGCTTTAGATCACACAGGTCAATTAATGGATCTAGACTATTTGAGAAATAATAGAGGCAGTGAAATTGTTAAAGGGCTTTTGTGTGGATTTACTAGAGATAGAAGAATAACTCAGGTATCTTCTGGGTTTAGTAATTTGAATGCTTTAAATGATCCAGCATCATCTCTTAGCTTCTTTATAGCCCCAACACAATCTAGAGATTTTTCTTCAACGTCATTTATAAATAATGATGACTGTCAAGATTACACAACTTTCTATAAAATGAAAGTAGACTTATCCTCCACTGCATTCGGAAATGTGTCTTCTCAATTTGTTCTCGTAGATATTACTTGTGATCCATTAACTGATACGATTAAAATGTATGCTGATGGTTCTTTAGTTGCCACATCATCTATTTCAACTGTATTTGGAGTTAACGAAAAAGATCCAATAGGAGTTCCTACCTTTAAGAAGGGTAACAGTTTTGAGTATTCTACGAGTTCAGTTGATGGTCCCACAGTATTAAAACAGGGTCCAAAACTAAATCCATTCTATACACCTTGGATTGTTGGTGGGGGATATACTGATGGAATGTATCAGTATGGTAACTTTATGGGTGGAAATAGAGGGGGTATAGTTAGCGGTCTAAGAGGACATATAGGAAGTTTAAAATTCTACTCTAGACCCCTAAATAATTCAGAAGTTTTAACTAATTATAAAGCTCAACAAGGTTTCTTTAAAACCATTAAATTATAATGGCAGCTAATCAAACATCTACCATATACGGGAGAGTGCCTCCTGAATATAAAATAAAAGCTCCTAAGTCTCAAAGACAGCAGGTTTTAGGACTAGCGTATCCTTTAGGATCTAATATAGGAGGAGGTTATTTTGCTAGACGCTCAGGTGTCGATATGATTAAGGATGCTGTAAAACAACTCCTACTTACGGAACCTGGAGAACGAGTAATGCTTCCAAACTTTGGTTGCAATTTAAAAAAGTATTTATTTGAGCCTCTAGATGAAATAACCTTTGAGTCTATAAGAAGAGAGGTTGAATTCTCCTTTAATAATTATATCAAAGGAGCTACACTAACTAAACTTGCTGTTATCCCCACTGGAGATTCTGGACCTTCTGGAGGTAACTCATTAGAGGTTATTTTAAGTATACAACTAAATACAAACGAATTAGAAATATTTGATGTTGAGGTAGTTATAACATGAACGTATCTGGAACAATTACATCTGATTTTATGAAGTTGGCTGAGATTCCTTTACAGAAAAGGCCAACTTTAATAAATTTCGCAGCAACTGATTTTCTTACTTTAAGAGATTCATTGATTAATTACGCTAAAGCTGTATACCCAAATGATTATCAATATTTTGTAGAATCAGATTTAGGTATGATGTTTATAGAACTAGCAGCCTACATGGGCTCAGTTCTATCAATGAAAGCAGATATGTTAGCTAATGAAAACTTTTTAGTAACTGCAAAGCAAAGAGCTAGTGTTAAAAAGTTACTAAATTTGATTGGTGTTAGAATGAAGGGTCCATTGAGTGCAGCGTCTCAAGGTAAATTAACTGTTCAAACTACTACATCTTTAGGAGGACAAGTAATTACATTAACACCCTCGCAAAGAGTTATTACTACTACATCCCCTGAAGATGGAGGATCTTTAACTTTTACTTTATACAAAGTTACTAATGGATTAGTTGACAATATAACTAATAATGGAAATATAACTTTAAGAGCAACTCAAGAAGGTAAAGGTGCATTAAAGAATGTTTTTGATAACCTAGTTTTTCAAGAAGGTGCTTTAGTAGAAGAGTCTGGTGATTTTGCAGCAACCGAAGGTGTAAAATCAATAAAATTATTACAAGGTCCAGTAATTGATGGAAGTGTTCAAGTATTTATAACAGATACTACTAAAACAGTTGCTAATGGAGCTTATAAAGAAGTAGAAAACATTTACTTTGCGTCAGGAGTAAATGATAAAATTTTCCAAGTAATATATGATGATGATTATAATGCTACTGTATTGTTTGGTGATAATAGCACTGGGGTAAGTCCATCGGAAAATGCTACCTATAGAGTTCAATATAGAATAGGTGGAGGTACTAGAGGCAATATCCCTAATAACTATATAAATACACTTGTAACTATTTTAGGAAGTAGAACAGCAACATTAACAAATATCTCTAAAGGTACAGGTGGATCAAACGCAGAAACTATAGAACACGCTAAACGATATGCTCCTCTAACTTTCAGGAGACAAGATAGATTAGTTACTTTAGAAGATTATTCTGTATTTGCAAACACGTTTATTAGTAACTACGGAACTGTAGGAAAAGCTACAGCAGCATTAAGAAAAGCTTATTCATCTGCTAACGTAATTGATATGTATGTGCTTGAAAAGGCTTCAGATCTTCAATTACAAAGAGCTACAACTAACTTCAAAACTCAACTTTTAGATGCTATGAATTTGAAGAAGATGGCTACAGATGATTTAGTTATTGTGGATGGTTTAATTAGAACTATAGATTTAGTAGTTACTGTTAGAGTAGATAAAGAACTTGAAAAGAATCAAGATCAAATAAAAGCTAAAGTAAGAGATAGTATTCTACAATACATGAATGTTGACAATAGAGAGTTTGGTCAAGATCTTATAATTGCAGAACTAAATAGAAAGATTTTTGAAATTGATGAAGTAAGATTCTCATCAATTGATAACTTGAGTCAAGATGTTCCTATTGAATTTAATGAAATAATTCAACTAAACAATCTAACAATTAATATAGAGCTACTAGACTAATGGGAGTTAATAAGTTTACACCTAATTCTAGAAGATACCACAAAACAAACTTTGTGGATCTACTGGAGTTAATTACTCCAGATGTTTATATAGAAGAAGATATAAATCTTAGTGGAGAAGGTTTAAATCCAGTATCACAACTTATAAACTGTCACGTTAACTTAGCAAATAATTTTTCTAAAGTAATTTCATTATCATCAGTAACTGGAACTCAAACTAAAAATTTAAATAACGTAAGTGGTATTTCTCAATACTTTGTAAAACAAAATAAACTTACAAATATTTCTCCTTACGATTTTGAATCCAAAATACTTCTACCATTAGGAACATCTTTAGCTAATTTTGATACAAGCGCAGAATTTAATTCTTATTTATCAAGTGTTTTATTACCAAAAATAATACCAGCCACTTCAACATCTCCAGGACAAATACAAGCTAATATTTCCACATTATCTGCATTAACAGGAGATAGTAATGCTAGTAGTGTCCATAACTATCTTGTAGATTCTTTAGGTTGGTTTTATTTCCTAAATACTTCAGGTAGAGGTAATCTTACTTACTCTCCTTCAAGCTATGTGTTAGAGTCTTTAAATACTCTATACATGGGTAATAAACTTGAAACAGTTGATGGAATGAAGGGTTTAGTAGAACACCTGTGGAGAAACAATTCTGTCTGCTCGTTCGATGCTTACATTCCAACTTCATACATTTCTGGAACAGCAGACGCAGTATTGAATACTTCTTCATCTTCTCCAGTTGCTACTTATACAAGTGGCATACAAAAGCTTGAAGCACTTAAGACTTTAGTTGATGTAGTTTATTCTCCTATTTATATTGATCAGACTGATTACTCTGTAAAGAATGCACTTGATGAGTTTTTAGATTCAGGAATGTACCTAGACGATCTAACATCTAAAGGACCATATAGAAAGTTCTTAAATACGTTAGGATATCAATTTGCAGATATTAGCGATCAAGTAGAGAACATTGGATTAATATACGATATTGAGAATGTACGAGATGAGCATCTTCAATATATTGCAGATCTAATTGGATTTAAACTAAGAGGTAACTCTGCTGCAAAATGGAGACAGCAGCTTCTCACAGCTATTAGTCTTTATAAATCAAGCGGTACATTAGCAGCAATTCAAGCTGCTATAAACTTGTTGATCGTAGATTCTGTGTTTGATGTATCAGGAAAAGTACAAGAGCTTTGGGAATCTTATCTACCTCACATCATTTGGTACTCACTTGGAACTGAATCACCCTTATTTAAAGATTTAAATACTTGGACATTTGGAATTGCTAATAGAGCAAATGTTCATCAATATAACACAAGTAGTCTAGAAGAAAATCTAAAGATTGTAACGGATTCAATCATACTAGATTTATACAAAGCATTTCCTAATAATTTCATATTCAACGGAAAAGTTTTTGATCCTCCTAGACTAATGGTCTTAGATAATAAGACGGGTGAAGAGGTTGGTCTATACACATTAATAGGCGAACCCGACATGAAACCTTTCCATATTATGGAAAGTAGTAGTGTAGGATTCCAAGCGTATAAATTTAATGCTAAGTTAGCAGGAGACTCAAATGCTTTCCAAGCTGCTACAAATTATGGTGTACTAGGTTCAGGAGTTTACTTAGCTGGAGAAGAGGAGCTTCAAAGAGGCGACACTGCTATTTATCTAAAGCCTGTTGGTGATTTTAATTTCTTATTTAACTATAGAGAAAAAATAAATTATCCACTCCCACCTTTTGAAGAAATAAAGTATTACAAAGATTGCAGCATAACTGCTGAGATGGTTGATTTCTTAGTTGAGAGACTAAAGTGTTTCAGAGTTAACAGTGATTTCTCTGAAGAAGTTGGTCAATTCCTATTAAGTAGTGTGGTTAGTGCCGATAATGATTTAGGAGCTTTAAGCGACTGGTTAATGTTCTTTAGCTCAATTCAAAATCCACCAAACTTTGATGAATTCATACTTAACATTTCTAACTTTGATAGAAATTTATTAAGTCTTTGGTGTGGTAAATCATCTCACCTATTTGTAAATTTTGAAGATACGGATTTTGATTTTAGTAAAACTACATTAGAGGGTGATGGTAAATATGCTCTGTACGAAGCTTCAAGAGTAGTTAAAGAATTCTCACCTGGTCACGCAGTTCCAAAAGTAAATCTTACTGGAAGTTCGGTAGATGATTTTACTATGTCTGCCACAAAGTATGATTATGTTGGAATAGATAGAGATACTTATTTTACTTCTTATACATCAGCTTCAGTTTTAGGTAACTTTGAATATAGCGGTGCTGCTATGAGTTTTGCCACAGGAGGTGGTGACACAACAGGATTAGGTTCAGATTCTGGTAGAGGAGGATTAAGCACATTTAAGCGTGCCTCTGCTGATAACATTTTAGATAATTTACTATCTTCTGTAACCACTATAACTCCTGTACAGAATGTAGCAAGAAGAGCAACAAGAAGACGTAACTTAAAATATTTATTACCTCATGAAGGCTATTATGATCGAACAGGTTTTAATGGCCCAATAACTTATGATCCCTCTGTTTATGAATCTTCATTCCCTTCATCCTTAGGTGAACTAACTTTAGGTTATGTTGCTTCAGCAGGAAAATTCCATCCTGTAGTAGATCCAGTTAACCCTTCTGGAGTTTGGCACGCCTGTGAAAAGTACGATTCACCAAGAGCATTCTCTGGTATATACACAAGTAGCACATTCCCTTATAGAGGTCTTTCCTCATTAGGTTCTAACGCAAAAGCTCCAGAGGAAGGATCAAGACCCTCTCGATATGTTGATAGAGGACAAGTTCCTCAAATTTACATAACGATGAACAAGGCTCTATATGAAAAAGCTAAGTCGTTATCTAATGATATAATTACAAAAACCACTACAACTACTTATTCTAAAAATACTTATTGGAAGAACAATATTGTAAGTTTAGCTAATGAAGCTGTAGCAAGTGGTATGGTAATTAATTCTTTTGCTGATTATGAAAACTTTAGCTTTGGAAAAGGATTACACGAACTATACAGAGAGTACGCTAAGTATTTTACAAAGCATAGTTTGAATCCTAAAGAAATGGATAACACTGGTGGAAATATTTTTGCTCATGTTTACGGGCAAGGATTGTACAACTGTAATTTTGAACTTGCTGGTTCTGCTGTTAGTAACCTAATAGCAACAGATGCTTATACTTCAAGTGCTATTGATGTTAACAGTATTTGGAAGGCTGGTGCTGATGGAACTACTGTAGTCACTACCAGTGCTCAAGCGGTTATACCTCTTAGTGGAACATTTATAGAAGGAAGAGCTTACAATGCAGAATTTAGAAATCCTCACATTTTAAGTGGTATTGAATTCTGCGATATTTCTGGCGCTCCAAGACTAAATAATTTCTCAATATTTAAATTAAATTCCTCAGGTGCTGTAAAAGGTATGGACGATTATCTAATAGAAAACACAGTAATAAAGTGTAAATCTGTTGGAGGATTACCAAGAATAAGATTTGATTTATCATCTTACGGAGATAGAAGAAATTACTTTATAAAGGATCACAGATTTAATTTAAAAATTAAGGCTGTTGTAGCAAATGAGTATGAACCTACTTTAGGTGGTGCTCAAATGGGTGTTTGGATTCACACTCAACCTGTTAGCGGATTGATTTGGTCGTGGACCTCTCAAGGCTGGAATCCCATGAGAACTTCTGAGTTGTCAATATCAAAAGTTTTACAATCGTCAAATATTTATAACTTTGAAATTAAACCTCCAACAGGATTAGCCTGTTTAGGTAACTTCTCTACCCCAACATCAGAAGTTAATAATCTCTCAATACAAAATTTAAAAGAAGAGTATTTTGAAACTTATTCTTTAGATTTTGATACTAGAAATTATACTGTACAAAATAACTCAGAGTATTTAGAAATTATTCCTATTAAAGATCCTGAGTACAAAATTACAGAACAAGTACATAGAGATGATACTAACTATATTGTAGAAATATTCTTAATACCAAACCCTAAAGTTTATTTATTAATTGATTCTATTCAATTACAAGATCTTACTTTAAGAGATTGGGCTGCTATACCTTTAGGTTATGGTATAGAGACAGAAGGTATCCCATTAGTTCCCTTTGTTAAGGAAGATTTAATGTATCTTGAAAAAGAAGAGTTAAGAGATGTTTTAAAATTCTTTAACGGATTAGCTGGATTTGAGACTGGATTATATTCAACATCTCTCGCTTCTAGAGTAGCATCAACAACTTCTGGAATCTTGGAAGTTAGTGGTGGAAGTAGATTAAATTATAGAACTAATCCTGATTGGGTGCCTAATGTTAAAGCAGCCACCTATAATAACTATACAAGTGTGGAGTTTGATAACTAATGAGAGGCGAAGTAGAAATTTGGTCTGGAGATGAGTTAGTTCTTAGAGAACCCAACATGATCGTTGACGGTGCTGGTGAACTATTGGCTGATATTATGACTGTCTCTAGATCATTGTCAGGTATTAATAATACAGCAACTTCAGCTATACTAGATGCATCTAACTATAGAATTCAGGCAATATCTTTTGGAACTGGTAAGGATGCATATAATGCAAATGCTCATTCTTTTGATGCTACAAAACAATTTTTAGCTGCAACCCGTGCAGGAGAACTTAATATTAGCGGAGTTGTTGCTACTGTAACTTTTATATCTTCTATAGAAAATTATTCTAATACTGATACTACTTTAGTTATTCCTCCCAAAGCTGGATTACCTGTGCCTCCAGATCCAATTCTAACGGTTCTTGAACCTAATATACAAATGAATGCTATTGTGGGAGGTGTTCCAGTTAGCTCTGTATTTCCCTCAAATGGACAATTAACTAATTTCATGCCTTCAGCTATTTTTAGTAGCATGATGCAAAATACTGTGTTTAGTTCAACACTATCAGCAGTAACTGTAGCAAGTTTATTAGGATGTTTTCCTGATGGAAGTGGAAAGCTTCCTGTAGGAAGTTCTTATCATAAACAATATATTCGGAGAGGCAGCACAGATATTAATCCATTCATTGGAGCCGCTATAATTCCTGTGATTGGTGGATTTTTTAATGCTGCTAGTTCTATGGATGTATCTGGATTTGTTAATATGGTTATGTCTAGCGTTCCTAGAGCAGGTTATTCTATGAGTAGTGTGGCTAGTGGATTATGTGTTTCTGCTAATGCTAACTTTTCTTCAAATGGTATAGTAGAATACTCAGTGGGTTTAGCTTCAGGAGATGTAGGATTTGCAAATATGTATGGTGGTATTTATCACCTAGGTTTATGGACTATTGATATGCAAAAAACTCTACAAGCTGGAAATAGTCCACCGTTTGCATTCAGACAACTAAATAATCCAAGGAAGTATAAACTTTTTTGTAGGAAGGGTTTAAGTAAAAATTTAGGATTTATAGAAGGCAATAATGCAGATTATTTGAATAGAGATCTAACTATTAAGTGGAGATTAAGATTCTTATGAAAAATTTTATAGACGATTTAGGAATCAACGGACACCTAACCATCATTAAATTAAATAAGGATGGTTCTGAGGAAGTGTTATTAGATGATCCTAATATGATTGTATCGGGTATGGGTGTAGGGCTTTCATACCTATTCACAGGATCTGGCTCCAATAGTATTTTAGATTATCAAATTGATAGATTCCAAGTAGGTGTATCTGGTCCTCCTGCTGGAGGAGTAACTAGCTCAATATTTCAACTCTCTGGAGCTTTAACTGGAACAGAGTACGGATCAAATAGTAATCTTTACATAGACACTAGAGATCAAATAACTAATACAACTATATCCACAAATAGAATATTTGCTTTAATCCCTAAAGGCAAAATAACAAGAATAGGTAATTCCTCTGTCAGATATACTTTAGTATTAGACGAGGATGCTTGTAACAATATAAGTAGATCTGGATCTAATTTAAGTTTAAATGAAGTAGGAATGTTCATGAGAAATCCTACAGGTAATGCTAATCCAAGACCTATTTTAGTATGCTATAGAACTTTTAGTAATATACGAAAGACTAGTGATTTTAGTCTAATCTTCAGATGGACATTGAACTTCTAAAATGCCTTTTAATAGAAACGATATTTATACCAGTAGTGGTAGCGTAAAACTTTACAATTCTTGGACTCCTTATGTGTCCAAGTATGATACTAGTTCTTTCTATAACTGGGAGCAAGATAACCTTCCACTTTACGATCTAGAGGAGCGAACATACGAGCTATGGGAACAAGCGGGTTTCGCTACCTCGGCAGGTGTTCCTGGATTGGCTTTAGTAGTTTCTGCCGATGCACCCGCTGCTACTTTGGCCGCTAACAGAAATATATTTACTTCTGTTAGTGCTTGTATTGCTGCTATTCCTAAAGTTGTAAGATTCCCTGTGTTAGTTGAAGTCGCTAACTTTGGTGATATGGGAGCATTAGAACTAAAGAATTTTAGAATAGAAGAAAATGGTTCTATTGAAATTATCAATAGGGGGTTTAGTAGAGTATTATCTCCTTCTGCAACTACACAGGCTGTAGCAGGAACACCCTCTTATAATAATACTCACTCAATAATTCGCGCTATTACATCTCAAGATGTTAGTTCTACTATAGCAAATACTTCATGTATAAGCATAAGCAGTAACCTGGTTAGTGGTAGCTCAGACCAAAGATTATCAAGTCAATTAAATTCTAATTTAATTTATTATGCAAATCATGGATATAGAAAAGCGCCCCTTTCTGTAGTTTTAGATAGATTTATTACAGCAGGTACTGCTAATAGTTTTGGAGTTGCTGCTGGTTTTGTATTTGAAAGCTTATCAACGGATCCAACTATCTATCCTTATGATATTAGTGCTATTTCAGAATTTGATGGATCTTTTATAAAAAGATCTGCGGTAGCTACATCAGAAAATGCTACTGGAAATATTTATCTTAATAAATTAACAAAATTAGTTGTAGAAAACTGTGACGGGCCTATCTTCATAAGAAACTTCTTTGTTAATAGTAGTAACACTCAAGAGGTTGGAATTGATATTAAAAATTCTAATGTAGTATTAGAAAATTGTACAAGCGTTAGAAATAAAGAATCTGGATTTAGATTTAATAACTCAAAAGTTATCTTATCTAGATCAGCATATTCTTACAGAAATTATGATATAAGCAGCACAGCTAGAATAGCTGAAAAGGGTACTGGATTTAATATAATTAACAGTGAAGTAATATTAAGCTCTAATCAGTATGATGTAACTTCAACTAGTGTAGGAGATGTTGGAGCTTCTGGAGGGGATTTCTGCATAGTAGCATCTAGAAATTACGCAGGATTTGTTTTACATAACTCCAAATTGACTGGTGGTCAACAGCGTATACTCCCTACGAATACATCTTCACAAAGCATTTTAGTATCAGAGCTTAATACAGGATTTGGAATTCAGTTAAATAACTCTATTGTTAATACTTTAGGATTAGTTGATATTTATGGAAATAGAGTAGGAATAGATGCAGAATCATCTGAGTTTAAATTCCAAGAACTAACAATAGATTCTCAACAAAAAGAAGGTATCACAAGTAGGAATTCTATATTCATTTGGAATTCCTCATACAATCCAGGATCCGCTGGTCAGAGTGGACGTTGGCAATTAGATATGTCTTCTAATGGACAACATATAAATCTAAAAAACGGTAGCTTCTTCGGATTTGAAAGAAAAGACCAGATTCCAGATAATTATGGGAATACTTATTTTGCTCAAGATCACGGATTTATTACTGATCATAAGTATCCTGCTATAATGGTAGAAAATAATTCTACATTAGAATTACTACACCCTAAAGCATACACATTTATATCAGACCAATATGGAATTAATTATGGAAGATTTATAAAAGCTGTAAATTCTTCTAACGCTTCTTTATTTGGAAGTAAAACAGGTTGTACTTATGTAATCGGTAATGACGATTTGAATTATCAAAAGAGGACTGCTGGTATTTATGGAGGTAATAATTCAACAATCAATATTCATGGTCCTACTGTAATAGGACAATATGGTGTTGATGTTCTTGTTGAAAATAATTCAGTTCTAAATATAGAACCTCCAAAAACAAAAGATCGTTATGGCTTAGATGTTAGTGGGTTTAACTTAAGCGCAGGTAATAATCATACTCACGTTGAATTACATTCAACAAGAGCGTGTTTAGTTGCAAATCAAAATTCAACTATAAACTTATTAGATTTAGGAGATTATAGAAAGAATTGGCCTAGAGCTTCTACAGGTGTAAACTACTTAGCACTTGGAGATGATTTCTTTACTTTTAATTTTAATTTAAGTGCATACACAGCTTCAGGTTCTTTACAATTCTATCCTAATCCACAAAATGATACTGTTATAACTACTAATGGTCTTGATGGATTTGATCCAGGTCCATATGATTTAAATATCCCAACTTTTAGTACAACAGATGGTGCAGTCTATACTAAGATAGTATCTGATGGTGTTGTTAATACAACTCCAAATTACACCAATAGATCAGTTAGATCAAAGGGTGGTACTTGCGTTCGTGCAGTTGGAAACAGCGTTGTTAATGTTAGGAATGTTCACTTCCCTGCTGCCACAAACTCATCAAATCTAGATGGTATTTATTATAATGCCAGTGGAAGTGATTGTGATAAACTACTGATATGGAATATAGCAGATACATCACGCTTGAACGCTGCATACCTTTCAGTTAGTGGTCTTCACCCAGCAGACACAATTTATCACGGTCCTAGTGCATTCTGGGTATCCTCGAATGGTGGGGCTGGATACACAATAGCTTCTGGAGCACCTCAATCGACTCCAGATACAGGAAATTTAAGTATACTAGATTTCTATGGTGCTGGTAGCTCTGTTTGGATTATTCCATCAGGAGTCTCGCTTAATTCACCATTTAATAGATTCCATCTAGTTACTGGATCTGAAAGTGCTAATCAAAAACTTAGAATTGGTGGTGCTGGATTAAATTACAGTATGAATACTAAATTCCAGCTAGGTCCAAATAATACCTTTAATAATAAAGGTATATTTAGAATTTATTGGAGTCCTAAGTCTAGTGCTAAGATTCTAGCTAATGATTTAAGTGGTTATACCAACGGTGCGTTCCCACACGGGGGTAACTTCTCTGGTGTGGTTGGACCTGCTTATCAAATCTTTGCACAAGGTTATAACTGTTCTGCACCACTATCAGCGTTAATTCCAGATGGGGCTACAAATGTTAGTTCCTTGTATCCTGATTTACTAAAGTTGGTAGATAATAATGGTGATGGTGTTGCAGATACTTTATGGACCTCTGGATTCTATTATTGTTCAGAGATGCTTGAAGATAATCCAACACAATGTACTCTTGATGAATCTGCTGCTAGGACATTTGCTAATGCTCAGAACGCGAGCCTAGGATTCTCAGGAAGACCGAAGAAGGTTACAATTCACAGAGCTTATGGCTCTACTGATAGATCTTCAGAAATGTATGATGGTGATACAAGTGGATCAGTCGGATTCAAGTCAGCTTCAATATTTGATCTAACGAGAGATAACTAATGCAGACAAATTATTTAGATAGTAATTATAGATTTACAGATCCAATTCGTTATTTTAAAGCGAATGACCCTTACTATTTTGAAGTTGATAATATTCCATTAAAACAACTTCAAGAAAACTGCTTATGGCTAAAGGATCAATTAAATAAAATCAATCCTTCCTCTGAAATTAAAAGAGGAGATATTGACGAACTTCGTCCTTATGCCACAGGAGCAGATAGAGTTGTCAGAGTAAAGCCAGGAAGATACACTGCAAGAATAAACGATGCTTCTAATAGAACTCCTTTAGCTTATTTAAGAAAAGTTATGGGTGAAGCCTTAGGTGATGTTGATGCTTGGAGCACGGCATTAGCTAATCCTGGAACTTTTGCAACTACAACAGATTTAAATGCAGGGGATTCAAATACTAAATTAGTAGCAGCATTAAATACTTTTAAAACTATAGTGTCCCAAAATGCTTTAGGCATGAATGGTCTTGCTGAAAGAGCATTTACTTGGGCTACTGTTAATTCAGATAGACCAATTGATAATGATGGAGCAGAAGTATTTAATGATGTATTTGGAATTTATTATGCTAATGAGGATTCTAATAACCCAGGTGGAGATGCTTCAATAGTTCCATTTGTAATAACACAAGCACTACTATGGGCTAAGTCTAATAATTCTCAATATGATTCGATGTTACTTACCTCATATGATTCCACAGACTCTGCTCAAGGATTTTCTAAATTACCAAAGACTGAAAATTATTTTATAAAAGCTTGGAGAGGAGTTGCTCGTCTAGCTATAGTTGATGTTGAAGACGAGATAACTGTTGAAGTTCCTCAATTTGATCCATCTGATTTTTCTTATGTAGATGAGGATGGAAATGAACAGGCTGTTGCTGGGGTTGCTCAAAGAATAGACTTAGTATTTATTTATAGCAAACCAGTAGATTCAAGTTCTGTAACTATCCTAAATAAAGATGGAAAGCAAACACTAACGAAACCTGCTCTAGGGGTTGTTAGAGGTGCAGGAATTAAAACAAATCTACAAGGATCTTTAAACTATTCAAACATGGGTCTTGTTGCTGCTAATGATTCTATTTTAGCAAGCCCGTCGGACCAAGTAAATTCTAATATGGGATTTAATTCAACCTCCGCTAATGATCTAACTTATGATATCAGAGGAAGCTTCCCTGCTCCAGATGATTTATTAAACTTAGCACCTCTAATCTCTGAGAGATTAGAAGACACTGCTTACGAACTAGTAGGACAATCAATCCTTCCAGTAGCTTATGTATTTGTAGATGGAGGTTCTGCGGTAGTTCTAGAAACAGATGTTATTGATATTAGACCATTCTTTAGAACAGCAGAGTTGGCTTATAATGAAAGAGCAGGAATCGCTGCTGCATTTCCACAACTTTCATTAGCTAACCCTGCCGTAGGAAAAGCTCAACTTGATTTTGAAATAAAACAAGTTTATGATGATTTAAAAAATAGAATTGAAATAAATAATTCAAATGTTGAAGAAACTAGAACTAGTGTATTAGCAACTGGATATGTTTTTGGTGGTTGGTATTTTGGTCCAGAAGGTGCTTTATATGATTTCTATAGAAAACAATTTGCTGATGATACTAATACCACAAATGATAATTTACAATACATAAGAAGTTATATTTCATCTAAATATGGAGTTGGATCGGCTGGAGCGCAAATAGCGATCCCTGCTTATCCAGATTGGGATTTAGCAAAGTGGTGTGTTCTTCAGGATATTTCTGATAAAGGATTATATCCAAACGATTATATAAATACATTTATTTCAGAAAATAAAATAGCACAAACAGATAATTCAATAGTTGCTGGAAGCTACAAAGGTAAATACGACTCTGCTATAGCAGAAGCATCTAATAGGATGTATACATTTACTAATGCTCAAGCAGGAAACAATGATTTCTCTAGAGTAAACTTTAATTATGTTTCCAAGAAAATAAAATTTAATAGACCTACTTGGTTAGCAGATTACAAAATTGATGTCGATCTTGTAAACTGTTTACCTGAAACACATAGAGGACGAGTGGGGGCTGCTGCCTACACTGGTATTTGGGTTGAAAAAGGATTTGACGAATTTACAATTTATGTAGCATTCGTCGGTCCTGATAATAACAAAGGAGGAGGTTTAGAATCGGATGCTATTGCAACACTTTATTCCACGTTTGCTAGAGTTCCTGCGCCTCACAGTACGAGAACTTATGTCTCACTTCCAGGAAGTAATAACAATTACTTCGGAACTACGACAATCTCGGAGAGAGGGGGTGATCGCTTCTCCAGTTTCCTAGTCCCAGTTCAAGACATTTTGTATAGTAATACATCACCTATACAAAGCTTAACTAATATAGGAGCTGGTCAAACTCCTGGTAGCAATCCTGGTGCTGGCGTACTAGCAGGATCTATTGGGGGTTCTGGTTATTATGTAGGAAATCCAAGAATAGGTAAGTGTACTTATCCAACGATCATGTGGTCGTTTACTGGAATTCCTAGCACAGATACGGCATACCTTTATGGTAATTTAAATCAATCTAATCCAACTATATCATTGAAAGGATAGTAAATGGTTCAAGAAAATCCTACCTTTGGGTGTGGAAGTTTTCTTCCAGGATTTGGACCAGATAATGTACCTTCATTTGGTATAGGGGATAATGTTGATTCTGGTTGGGGAGGAGATCCTCCAGTAGGATCTCCTCCCGATGATACTTTAATAATCTCCAGTACATTTCCATTACCCCCAGGAGGTGGTGGTGGGACTGGTGGAACTTCTGGAACTCCTGGAACTGGTGGACCTAATGTTCCTGGACCTGGTGGAGGTGGTCCTACAACTCCTGGAACAGGTTCTGGAGGAGGTCCAACTCCTGGTGGAGGTGTACCTAATCCTCCTACAGTTTGTATTTGCAGAGTTACTGAAATTCAAGAAAGACCTGAAGTAAGTTTTTCTGATGGTTCGTTTGGAAAAACTATTTTCTTTATACAGACTTGTGAAAAAGTACCAATTACAGAAATAGATCAAAATACAGCAACACAATCAGTAGATAATTATCTACAATCACTTAGAAATAGTGGTAATACCTTAGTAAACAAAGTTCTATACGGTAGACCAGATACAGATTGTAAAGATCCTGCTACGGGAGAATGTGGTGGTGCTTGTGATATACTAACCCTAATAATAAGATATTTTAAACCAATAACAATTCCACAACCTCCAGATATTTTTGACGATATAGGAACTGGAGTTATAGATTCTGGTGAACCTGATAAGCCTGTAGAAGATTCAACAATTTTTGATAGTTTTGATACTATAGATCAAGTAGGAGGAGGTTTAATAAATAACGATCAGAATAAACCTATTGAACCTGATTTAGGAGTAGGAGTAATTGATGCAACAACACCGCCAGTCGATGATACAGGTACAGGAGTTGTATCTCAAGGATTACCAACGTATGAAGATTATATTGCTAATATAGCTTCACAAGGTTCTATTGATTTAAATGATCCTACTCTTATTAATTACATTTTAAATAATAAACCAACTGGATTACAAAATCCACTTACTAGTATTAGTACTTCTCCAACTCAACAAGTTCTTGTGAGAAATACAGCAAACACCATATTATTCAATGATTTAATTGATTCTAATTTATTATATGTTTTAACTAACTACACAAATTCAGGAGATTGGGATAGTAATAAAACTTCTTACATAACTCCTTCATTAGTTTACGACAGTTTAAGACCTGAGATCTTGAGTGTTCTTTCTAAGATAAAGAATCATGATGGAACTTCTTTGAGTAGAAATCAAATTTACTCGATGATAGGAACTAGAATATTTGATGGTACACACATAAATATAACGACTGAGTTACTTAAAAATTTACAATTTGCTAGTGAACAGAGAAGTAGTTTTAATATTACTAAAAGCTCCAATCAAACTGTTAATGAAGTTATTGCTTTAGCATTAGTAGAAAATGATATGTTTAGTGTAGATTCTGCGTTATACAGTAACGATGGAATGAAGCATATTGTTGAAAATTTAAAAGTAATATCATCTGATATTGATAGATTCATTCCAATCTGTATAGATGAGGAAGAAGAAAAACTATTTGTATATGATGATGGTACTTTTATTCTTAACGAACCCTTACCTATTAGGGATGGAGACTTTGTACCTATAAAAACAGGAATTACAGATGAGATGCTGTTTACACAATCTCAAAAAAGCCATGCATACATGATACCAGAAAAAACAAGACAGAGGGTGGTATCTTTGCTGGGAGAGGATCCTTCTAGGACTTTAGAAGTAAGTGCTTTAGAAACAGCTAATATAGAATACGATTACTCACTAAGTTCTCCAAGGAAAAATTTCTATTTCCTTAGCTGCGTACTAAGTTCAATGACTACCACTTCTTCTGATAAATCTTTGTTATTAAAGAATACAAAAGCTAGATTTGAATTAGTTAAATCAGATACAGAATCTGAGTTATCAGCAATTAATGATTATATTAAATATAAAGTAAATAATAGAGTATTCATTCTTGATGACGAAGATATTATGCTAGATTACATAGAACAAACCTCTTCCATGTATCTGTCTCAATTTGATGTAGTTACTGATTCTCCTAGAGATAATAAAACATTACCTATACTAAGTAGAAACTTTCCTTGGTATATCATGGTTTGTCCTACTAATAGAACTGATTTTAATGTATTTAATTCTAAATCCAGTATAACTCAGTTTACTCCTTCTGGAGTGGTTTCTAGGCAGTTGAAATGCTTAACTTCAATAACTCCAGGTTTAAATAAACCTCAGTCCAATAAATTTGTAAGAACACATTTAGATGGATTCTCTGGAGTAAATTCAATAGGAGAAGAAGATATACAGCTTAGAACTTCTAAGATTTTCTCAAATGATTCTATTTACAATCAATTGTATGTCAAAGATGGTCAATTAACATCAGCAGAATCCTATGCTCCAAATAGAGGTAAAACTGGTCTAAGACTTATAAAAGAAATCATATCAGAAATTGATAACAACTATTATGTATCTTTAAATGGTGTAGGAAAAACTTTAACAGAGTTTGATGTATTTAGTCGATTAAAATTTAAAGAGTATGCTAAATTAACTCGTCTAGAAAATTTTAATCAAATAAAGTCTACCATGTTGAATGGGGGTTTTAAAGGTATTAAAGTAATTAAACCTATAGATAACTCAAATAATAAGTTGACATTTAATCAAAGCCTAATATACAAGAGGAAGGAATCCGCTTCAGCAGATACCTTTACTCCTATAAAGCGTACTATTGTAAAGGAACTTCTGATTCCTCCAACTACAGAAAGCCCTATACACTAGGAATTTTTAACATTTTTTAAAATAAAAAATACAATTTTTGCCTACATCTCTAGATAACATAAGAGATGATTAAAATCTTAATTAAAACTTAAAAGGAAAGTATTATGGATCACGTTAGACTTAGCGACGAACTTCGTCAAAAACTTATTGAATCAGCCATGTGGAGCAGGGCTGGTGTTGAAACTCGTCTAGACGAGTCAGCCTCAGAAGAGGTTATTGAAGAGAAGAAGAAGGGTCTTCCTCCTGGTCTTAAAAAGGCTATGAAGAAGAAGGGTCATCCTGATGAGGCTAAAGATAAGAAGCTCATCAAGAAAATGATGAAGAAAGAAGAAGAGAAAGAAGAGAAGATGGATGATTCTACAGAAGTAGAAGACGGTGATGATGCTGAAGAGCTTGCAGAGGAGACTCACGTTTGCCCACTTTGCACCTCACAGCTAGAAGAAGCTCTAGAAGAAGAGCGTCTCCTTGAGCACCTCGATGTAATCATGGGTCTAGTTGAGCGTCTAAGCCAACTAAACGAAGGTGAAGAGGATGTTGAGGCTGTAATTGATCAAACCATCAAGGAAATCCTTCTTCAAGACGATACCGAAACTCTAGACGAAGACGAAGAAGTAGTCGAAGAAGAGTGAGGAAAAGGAGTACCTGCTCATGAAGGGAAGTATAGGAGACTTCGCAGAAAGACTCATACAAGAAAGTGTGAGTAACATTAAGAGCGGTAAGGAGTTACCTCCATCTGCTCCTAAGAAGGCAGGATTAGCACCTGCTGGTAAGGATATTTCTAAGGTCAAAGTTCCTGATTCATTCATGAAACAGATACTCGGGGAGCAGTTTACTCCTCAAGATGCTGAACCTGTAGACAGTATGCCAGAGCTTGTGTGGGCAGGAAATGAGCCTAAGCAAGAACCTCAACTAATGACTGAGGAGACTGCACAAGAGTTAGTTCCCCTTCTACAACAAGTAATAGAGCTTCTACAAGAAATGACCACCACAGGTAGTATAGGTGTCAATTTAGCTGGGCCTCAAAAGCAAAAGGATATTCCTTTTGAAAAGGTAGAAGCTAAGTATGGATACAAGAAAGCTACACCAGCACCTAAGTCTCGTTCTCAAGTTTTAAAGGCTTCTATTAAAGCAAGACTAAAGAAATGAAAATAACTGAGTCTATTGAAGGTCTTTTAGAGGCGCGAGGTTCTGTAGAGGGTAGAAAAACCTATGCCTCAAAAGAAGGAACCAAGCGTGATATTAAGAAGTCTTTTAAAGGCAAAGTTAAAACATATGGTAGCATTAGTAATGCATTATCAGATGGTCAGTACGGAGAAATCTTTACTACAAAAGCTGCTGGTAGACTATATGTAATTTCAAAAGGTAAGTGGGGCGCTAAGAGCGGTCGGGGTAAGATTGCTAAAGGATTTACTCCAGGAAGTGCAACACCTTCTGCTGGTTGGAGTAGCATCAAGAAGCACGCTGTTAGAACAAAACTACGATATGGAAAAGGTTCTGACAAGTTAGCTCAACAATACGGAAGCAGATCTATTAAGAAAGAACGAGGTTTGAAGTATAAATAATGCAGTTAATACAAGACGTATTCATAGTAGAAAATTTACAGGTTCTTACTGAAGGTAAGGCTGGAGATACCATGAGAATCCGTGGTGTCTTCGGTCGTTGCAACGAGAAGAACAATAACGGGCGTATTTATCCTACAACTGTTTTAGAAAATCAGCTAAAGAAAGTTCAACCTTTAATTCAAGAGCGTAGACTTTGTGGTGAATTAGATCACCCATCTAACGATACTGTAAAACTTTCCAATGCTTCTCACTTAATTACGAAGCTTGAAATAAAGGGTAATGAACTCATAGGTGAAGCAGAGATTCTTAAGACCCCTGCTGGTTTAACTGCAAAGGCTTTAATAGATGGTGGCGTTCGTATTGGTATTTCTTCCCGTGGTATGGGTACACTCTCTGAGGATGCCCAAGGTAATAAAATCGTTAATGAAGATTATAGACTAGTTACATTTGATCTTGTAGCTGATCCATCTACAAGAGGTGCGTTCCCAACACTAGCTGAATCTACTCAATCACGTTTTGCAAGAGAATCACAATCTAAGTTACAGAAAGAAAGTAATTTTGTAACAATGCTTCGTTCTAAACTTCGTGAAGCATATGAGCCTATTTTAGAAGAAAAGTCTTGCTATACTAAGCCAAAGAAAATGAAAAAGAAACTTCAGGAATCTGAAGAAGAATTAAATCCTGATCTAATAAATGCTTATAAAAATATAGCTAACATATTAATTAATGAAGCCTTTGCTGATGAATTAGAAAAATCTCGTCAGGATAGATTGCAAGGGCAAGGTACGTTTGGACGCCCAGCGCAAGATCAAGGTGGTATGTGGTCTAACTGGAGAGCACAAAGACACGCTAGAAATATGGAAATTTCTAGAGCAAAGGGTGCTGCATTAGGTGATGTTGCCGCAGCCAGAATTAAAGATAGAGCAGCACAGGGCAAACCTGTTACTAAAATGGATTACGCCAAAGCTGGAGCGAGTATGGCTGCAAAAGCAGGAGCAGTAGTAGGTAAAGGAGCAGTAGGTCTTGCTAGAAAAGGTATTCAAGCTATGAGAGCACGCTCTCAAGCTGCTCAAAAATCAGATCAACAAGTAGCAGCGGCTCGCGGACCACAATCTTCTACGGGTTCTCAAAATCCTGCACTTCAAGCTAGATTAGCTGTAGCAGGAGGTAAAGCATCTCCAATGTCCGCAGCACCTAAACAAAAAATAAAAAAGAAAAGCAAAACAGCGCCCGCTGAACCTGACACTACAGGTTTAGGAGTTATGCAGCAAGCACAACTATCACACACTGAATATGCTCGTATTGGTAAAGTTTTAGCAGAAGCTTTGTTTACCAAAATAGGTAAAGCTAAATTTGGTATGGTGTCAACTCCAAAAAAAGCAGGAGGTAAGGCTTCGGTGTTCCGTAGTCCAACAGGAAAAGAAGGCGAAGAAAAGGTATTAACAACGAGTGGTAAAGAAGTTAAAACTTCTACCAAGCGTGCTGATCAATGGGAAAAAGCGGCTAAGAAAAGAGAAGGCGAAAAAGATTAATTATGTATAATACTTATAAACATTTAGGATTTTTAATAGCTGAAGCTTTAAATTTAGTAGAAAAAACTTCTGAAAGACCACTTCCATCTGATCCAGATGAAAGTGTAAAAGAACGTAAGCGTAGAGGTGATTGGTCTACTGATTCAGATAAACCTTCCATTACAGGAAGTAGACCTATAAAGGGTGCAAAACTTAGCAGCTTTGAATATTCTAAAGAAAAACCGAGTGGTCCAAAAACCCCTAGAGGTGAGCAGCATGAACTTCCTCGTTCAGACCCCAAAACGGGTAAACGTAAACCTGTTAGTCCTGAAACTAAATTCAAAGGGTATTCAGGACGCTAACGCATACATTTTTTAAAAAAACTTATTTTTTTAAAGAATCATTAATAGATATATTTAACCTAGGAGATTATTCATGAATAAATTAAAGAATATTGCTGATATTCTTCCCGAAGGACTTGACCAGTCTACTGTTGAAGCTATTTTCCAATTAGTAGACGCTACAATTAATGAGCAAGTCGAAGAGAAGATTGGTTTACTTGAGGCAAAAGTTAATGCCTATCTAAGAACCAAAGTAGATCAGCTTAAAGAACAAGCTCTTACTGAGCTAAGTGAGGAGAACGAAGTATTCCGTAATGCCCGTCTCTTTGAATCGGTAAGAACTTTAATGGCTCTAGAACTTAACAATGGTGATGAAGATAATGCTCTTTCTGAAATGACCAATCAACATGGTGAACTTCAGGAAGAGTTTGATGTTTTAACCGAACAAGTTAACAAGCTTGTCGTTGAAAACGAAAAACTTCAAAACACAGTTAAGGTTCTCAAAGATAAAGTTACCCTATCGGAGGGTACTGTTGAGAAACTTAAGGGTCAAAAGGCACAGCTTCTCGAAGAGGTCGAGAATCTTGTCGCTGCTCGGGACGAGGCTTTTAAGTCCTCTGAACAAGCTGTCGTTGTAACCAAAGCGGATAAAGTTATTAACGAAGAAAAGGCTTACCAACAAAGAAATGCCTTTTTAACTGATGAGGTCATGAAGTTCATGCCCTTCTCCCAAAAATAAATAAGGGATTTAATTTATGGATATAATGCATCGTACTGATGATTCGTTGGTCCAGAAGTGGGAGCCTGTCCTTGAGGGCATCGGCAACGAGTACACTCGTCGTGTTACGGCTCAACTTCTAGAGAACCAAGCTAAGTCTGTCGTTCAAGAGCGAATGGATGAAGCTATTTCGGCTGCTACTACTACAACTGGTCAATTAGGCGTATTTCAAAAGTTCGCCTTCCCACTAGTTCGTAGAGTTTACCCAGAACTAATCGCCAACAAGATCGTTGGTGTTCAGCCTATGCAAGGCCCAGTTTCACAAGTATTCTACATTGGAAACAGCCGTGCTAAGAGAGGTGGAGCCTCACCTACGGATATTCAACCAGTTTATAGCAAGTACAATATGACCTATCGTGGTCTAACTGCACAGCCAATTGGATCTGAATCTAACAACACTCCTCGCGCAGCAGCACAAAACACCTTTAGAAACGCTGATGGTTCTTACATAGGAACTGCCACAGGAACTCCAGGTTTAGATGGAGACTTTGCTTCTAGCGGTTTCGACCTTTCCAACGTACTAGCTACACTTTCTGGCACTGCTGGTATCTTTGGTGCTGGTGCTGCATCAGGTACAATGGGTGGTCAGATAGCTGCTTGGCCTCTATCAAACGCAATCTACGGATTTAGCATCTCAGGTGGTGAGCGTCTAGATGGAACAGGCATTCCTGAGATGACCTTCCACATCGAGCAAGAAGCTGTTGTTGCTAACACTCGTAAGATGCGTGCATTGTGGACACTTGAGGCTTCACAAGACCTTAAGGCTTACCACAATCTCGATCTAGAGCGCGAGCTAACAGACCTCCTCTCGAAGGAACTTCAACTCGAAATAGACCGCGAACTCATCGAAGATCTTCGTATGATCGCTTACGGTCTTCGTGGACAAACCCTCGGTGGTGTAAACCAAAACCTAATGGACAACAACTATGTTACATTAAACGGGTTCCCAGGTCTAAAGCAAGATGGCACCGTCGGTGCTGCGGCTGAAACTTTTATACCTAACCAGTTCACCTATGATTTTAACGGTGCTGCTGGTGCTGGAGCTAGCACAGAGATGCCAGGTATTCTAACCTCTTCAGGTTCAAACATCTTTGTAATCGACTTCACTCAGTCAAGCCCAGCATTCTATGCTCGTCACGTTGGTGAAGTATATGCTAACCTTTTAGCACTCATTAACCTTGCTTCACAAGATATTTACCGTACCACAATGCGTGGTCCTGGTAACTGGATTCTTACATCACCACTAGTTTGCTCACTACTAGAAAGTGCATCTAAACTAGAGGGTGGCATCCAGCGTGAAGATGGCCCAACAAACATCACTGCTAATAGCATTGAGTATAAGGGCAAGTTCATGGGTCGTTATGATCTCTATGTTGATCCTATGTATCCAACTGACGAGATTATGATTGGTTATAAGGGTGCAAATGCTATGGATTCAGGATTTATCTATGCTCCATACATCCCACTACAACAGCTACCCACAATTACGGATCCTGAAACCTTCCAACCAAGAAAGGGTATCCTCACCCGCTATGGTAAGGTACAGATCCAACCATTTAACAGATTCTACAGAATCATCAGAATTGTCGGACCTACTGCCAACTATCTATTCCAACCTTTCTCTAGAAATACAACGAATAGAATCCAAGGCACATCAGTAATGGGTTACTAATAACTGATAGTTATTAGTTAATAACATGAGGACCAGGGGAATTTTTACTCCCTTGGTCCTCTCTGGTTCCTATATAATTGAGGTAGTATGTATAAATACAGAAGTAAATGTAGATGGAATATGCTCCTATATGTTGATGGAAATATAGTAGAAATAAGACCATCAGAATTATTTGAATCAAAAGAATTAATAGATTCAAGACATTTAGAATTAATAATTGAAGAAAAATTAGAAGAACCTAATAAAAAACGTAAAATAAAGGAAGTATATGATCTCAGCACCTAGAGTAGATCCTTATTTATTAGGATACGGTGATACCTTTGGAGCATACGCAGGTATGAATCTAGGTGACACTGACATTTACTCTACCGCTATCGACAGTTCTAAATTAAATAACGGAACTTTTGATGATGGTGTTGAATTAAATAGATTTGAAAAATCTATTAGAGACTTCTTATTAGCAAGGTTAGGACATCCTGTAGTCCGTGTTGAACTTACAGATTTTCAAATAAAGACTGCGATAGATGAAGCAATAACTAATCTTGATTATCATGCTCCATTCTGGTGTACACAAATGGCTACATTTGGAACAACCGCTGGTGTAAATATGTACAGACTACCGACACACATAGCTAATGGTCTTGCTTATTGCACCTATAAGAAATCTTTACTAAGCTTACAAAATCAAGCTGGTACTTTAGAGTTCGATTTCTTTATTAAATATTTCCAAGACAACTTCTTATTCCGAGATTTAGCTGTGTCAGATTTTTATTTGATGCAGATGCATCTAGAAATGATTAGAAAGATTCTAGGTCAAGAAGGTACTTGGGATATAATAAATGGAAATATATTACAGATATACCCAGTTCCAGCTATGAATGGAGAAACTGTAGTATTAGTATATCGTGGCTTGGATACAGGAACAATGCATCCATACTACAAAAACTGGATACAAAGATATGCTCTTGCTGTTGCTAAGGGGATCCTTGGTGAGGTTAGAGGTAAGTATAGTTCACTTCCTTCTCCTGGAGGTGGTGCTAGTTTAAATGGCAAGGACTTATTACAAGCAAGCCAACAGGAGAAAGAAAAGCTCAAAGAAGAGCTTCTATCTGAAATTGAAGAACCACCAGTGTTCACATTATTCTAAAGGATTATTATGAAAAAAGGAAACAAAGATTTAGCTGCATTATATCCACCATACGATAAAGTTACCAGAGGTGACGTTATTGCTGGACGTTTAAAAAGCGCAAAAGGAAAGAAAAAAATGCAAGAAGGTTGGACAGTATATCACCAATTAGGTCTTTATTTATCAGAAGCACTTGGACTATCAATAGAAGAGGCTGATAATATGGAAGGTATTCGTGCCGCTGCTGAAAGAGCAAAAGCAAGAAAGAATCCTCAATCAGTAATTAAAGAAAAGCCTGCAAGCAAGGATCCTGGAGCTAAGTCTGCAAAACAAGATGCGGCTATTAAGAAAGCTATGGGTCCAGTTAAGGTTGGATATAAGTCGAAGAGAACAGGTGAAGAGGGCGTAGCTGGTCTTGCGGCAGACATTAAGTATGCTGGTGGAGCAGCTAAGAGAGAAGAGCTTCCTGATCAACCTTCTACAAAGAGTGTAGAAAAAGGTACATATAGAGGCAAATAGTAATTGGCAAAGAAGAACTTTAAAGTAACTACAAAGTTACCACAGCTACCAGATGTTACTGAAGGAGAGAGCTTACTAAACCTCTTCGATCAGGAAAATCCTGATATTAACTTATTCAATCTTGTAGATGATGAGTTGATTAGATTAGCTGGTTCTAAGTTCCACTTTTACAAATATTATCAAACCGAAGAATATGATCCTGTATACATGGAGTCTAGAAACAAACCAGTTTCTAAAATTCCTATTGTAGTTCATGGACACTATGATCCAGTATCATTAGCAGAGGATCTAACTCAATTCGGAATCGAATTAAAAAACGACCAAGTATTTACTTTCAATAAAAGCTACATTGAAAGAAAGCTTGGTCGTTCAGTAATTCCTGGTGATGTAATTAAGCCATTCTTTCAAAATCAAAAGTATGAAATCTTTCAAGTAGTTGAAGACAGCTTTGAAGCATACGGTGTTTATCATTTAGTGTGCTCTGCTAAACTCTTGAGAGATAATCCTGACGTTCAAGACACACCACTAACTCAGGTTAGTGATGAACTCGGTGGGTACGCGGGAATAGATAATGACTAGGTATACAAATTACGAATTTACACCAGTTGATCCTGTAGAAACTTCTTCTTTTACAAGTAGGAGTTCTCAATACCATACTAGAGAGACTGATGTTCGTAAACGTATATTTGAAATGACGCAAGCCAAGCATAACATTTCATTTATATATAAAGAGTCTTTACGAGCTATGATCGCTTCTTTCAACGACATAGGTTATATAAACTCAGAAGAAGAGTTTATAAATGTAAAATGTATATTTGGAAGTCCAGAAAGAACTATAGCTAAGATACATCAGGAAGATAATATTATTCTTCCTGTAATGTCCATATCTCAAACGATCTCAGATAATGATGATCAAAGACGTAGATATGAAAGCGTTCTAGTTCATGAGAAGTATTGGGATAATGATAAGCAAAGAGCTATTAGAGTTCTAAGCTTATCTCCAAGACCTGTTAATATCAGATATCAATTAAATATTTGGTGTAAATACATTTCTGACATGGATCAAATTTTAGAACAGATTAGATTAAAGTTTAATCCAGAAATGAATGTTCCTACAGAATACTCTACCTTAGCTAAAGCTTACTTAGATTCAGAAGAAGCTATTGGAGGGGCCACAGCAAACGATAAAGAAGACCGAGTTATTCAAAGAACTATTAATATTATTTTGCGAACTTATATTCCTAGCCCTAGGTTCTTAGTAACCTCTACTGGAGAAATTGTAGAGTTTAAATCAGAGGTTACAATCTCTAAGTAATTTATAAATATGGGAAAATTAATATCCGACAAAGATACTGAGGCAACCTGTGGGCATTCTCAGTTAGGTAGTGATAAAGTTTTTGTTCAAGGAAAAGGTGTTTGTAGAGTAGCAAAAGATACTGCTGATGGCATAATAATCGGTCCAGGTAGTGAGAAAGTTTTTTGTGAAGGTTTTAATGTTTCATTAAAAGGGGACGCAATAGCTCCTCATGATGAAAGTCCACATGATGCTCCTACAACATTAGTAACTCAAACTAAGGTTTTTGCTGGTTGAAAAAAAGTTCTCAAAAAATTAAACATTCTATAGTACATATAAGTAAAGGAATTAGTTATGAAAGTAGTTAAAAACGATAGTCTACAAACCTTCGCTGTATTTTTTAATACGGAAAAAGGCTGCATGGAGAAATACATGAAGCCAGGAGAAGCCCTCGTAGTTCCAGAGGGTTATATTACGGAACAAATTGAAACTCTTTGTAGAAGAAAAATATTTAAGATAACCAACGCTTAGGAGATAAACAATGCCAAATTTTGTTAGCCCTGGTGTATACACCATTGAAAAAGATATATCAGATTACGCACCTTCTATTAATACTTCAGTAGTTGGTATCGTAGGTTTTGCTTCTAAAGGTCCAACTAATACGCCAACTTTAATTACAAGCCAAACTAACCTTTTAAAGACGTTCGGTAATCCTTCAGAAGATATCTTAGGTCAAGGTCTTGAAGGTGCTTTAGAAATTCTAGAACAAACAAATTCGCTATACTTTGTAAGAGCGGCTAACGATTCAACTGCTACCGATGCATCTGCTTATCTAGCAGTAGGCACCTGCCCTACTTTTGCTGTTAGTGGTCCTACTATCACTGGCACTGGACTTGCGGGATTTGGTGCTACTGGGGGCAGAAATCTTACATTAAGAATTCAAGTATATGATAATGATGGTGTTGCAAAATATACTCAAAACGGTGGAGCAGGTAGAGATTTTACAATCCCTGCTGGAACAGCCTCGACACAGCTTCAAGCACTTCAAAGAATTGTTGGAACTGGATTAGATACAGATCACGTTTCATTTTATTCCACTGGAACCTCTGCTCTTATAGTTGGTGCTTATGCTGGATCAGAAGCATCAATTAGTGTTTCTGCCGTAGAATCCACATCATTCACTGGTGGGACTGGAGTTAGCGCACTAAGAGCAGTTTATTCTCCAAGTGCAGGAAACGCAACTCTAGGTGTTTCTGGAAGTTTTGCATCTGCTGTAAGAGTTTATGGAGCAACATTCCCAGTTACAGGAACAAATTCATTATCTTACTTAGTAGAAAGTTTATATCCTGGAAAAGGTTATAATACAGGAGTAACTGTAAACGGTGACGCTAGTGGAAACTCAATAACGCTATCACCAGTAGGAGGTCAAAACTTTACTGTAGTAGTTAATGAAGAAGGTACTGCTTTAGAAAACTTTAAGGTAAGTTTTGTTGGTAGCGGAAACTTTATTGAAGATGTAATTAACACTGGAACTACCAATCCTGTTTCTGAGGTAATAAAAGGTTACTTGATTAAAGCTGGTGCTGATGCTACAACAACTAAACTTTCAGATTTTGGAGGTTTAATAAACACATTAGTTGGAGTTGGTCCTTTTAATGCAACACATCAATGGTTAGAACCTGTTAATAATCCAACTGGTGTTGGAGTTGCAACAACTATTGTAAATACCACAGACGGTGGTGGTAGATTTGCAAAATTACTTGGAGGAACCTATTCACTTACAGGTGGAACTAATGGTGATGAATCTGCAACTGCTGATACAGCACTAATAGGTAATGCTTCGGTAACTCCAAAGACAGGTATGCAATCCTTGGATGATCCTACATTAAACATAGGAATCGCTTTAATTCCAGGTATTCATACTCAATCTGTCCAAAATGCATTAATTACTTTGGCTGAAACATCTCAAAACTTCATGGCACTAATAGCTCCTCCATATGCAGTAGGAACAGTTCAAGATGCTATTGATTGGACTAATGGAAAGTCCACAAGTGTTGCAAACCAAAGAACAGCAGCTATCAATAGCTCATACGCTGCTGTATATTGGCCTTGGGTAAAGGTCTTCTCAGTATTTGATGGTAAGGATCGTTGGTATGATCCAACTATCTTTGCTGCTCGTCAAATGGCATACACCGATGCAGTAGCTGATAGCTGGTTTGCTCCAGCAGGTTTCCGCAGGGGTCGTTTAACTAAACCAACAGAGGTTGAAGTTAAGCTTAATCAAGGCGATAGAGATACAATGTACAGTGGTGGAAATGTTGTTAACCCAATAGTATCCTTCCCACAACAAGGTATTACAATCTTTGGTCAGAGAACCACTCAAAGATCTCCAACTGCTCTAGACAGAATTAACATTCGTAGACTAATGATCTACATAAGAAAGATAATTCTTCTATCAACTCAAAGATTTGTGTTCGAGCCTAATGATGAATTTACTTGGGCACAAGTTGAAGGTGTTCTCAATCCATTCCTCGATGATATCCGTAGACGTAGAGGAATTACAGAGTTCCGAGTTGTTTGTGATGAAACAACAAATACACCATTACGAGTTGATCGTAATGAAATGTGGACTAAGGTTTTAATTAAGCCCACAAAGACTGCTGAAATCTTAATCTTCGAGGTTAACCTAACTAATCAATCAGCACAGTTAGGCTCTCTATAAGGATAATCTGAATGGCAACATCATACTATAAAACAAAGTACGGAAGAACTTTTACTCCAGGTCAAGGTCTTCCAGTAATATCAACTGATCTAGACTCAGTAAGAACCTATCAGTTTGAAATTCACTTCTTCGGATTACCTCCAGAAGTTTCTAATACTGCTGATCTAACCTTAGCTGCTAAGAAGGTTGGTGGATTAGAAATGAAAAATGAGCCAATCACAGTAGAAAGAGTTAACGATAGAGTTCACTATCCTGGTAAGAATACACCAGGAGAATTAACTGTAGACTTCGATAACCTTTATCTTCGTGAAACAGCTTCTGATCTTTTCCGTTACTTCCGAAATACTCTCGATCCCTTAACTGGAGAAATGACAAAGAGAGCGCAACCAGGAGGTACTGCTGGAAGCACATTCAAGGCTGATAAAGTTGAAGTTGTTATGTTAGATAACACTTTAACACCTCACTCAGTTATAGAGTTATACGGAGTTTATCCTACCTCATGGAGTGCATCTGAATTTAACTATTCAACTCAGGGATTCCACCAGTTAACAGTTAACTTCAAGTATGATTTCATGAACGTATACAATTACTCGAACCCTTGATCGTTAGTTAGTATTAAATAATAGCCCAGCCTGTACTAGTTGCGGGCTGGGCTATTCTGCTTATCTATAATATATCATGGATTACTTTTCAGAATTATTAGACAGCTACAATAAGCTAAAGAAGCGCACATTTAAGCTCACTTATATTAATGAGCAAGCTGAGAATCCTGCGTTTCAAGAGCTTAGACAAATTTTAATGCAAGCCTCGGAAATCGAAAGCCCAATACAATCTGAGCAATATCCTGGATTATCCAACTTTAAATATAAAAAAACAAAAAATGGAGGAGTAACTGTCTTAACGGGTCATACACAAATGACCATATTAGATCCTCAGGGAAATTTAGAAACATTAAATGCTAAAGGAAAACCTTTAAATAAAAAAGCTCAAGATGAAATTTTAAATGCCTTGTATGATGCTATGCGTGGTGAGGTTGATAAAAAAAATGAAAATCCTGAGTTAAAAGCTGATGAATTAGTAAGACAACAACAAACCGCAGTTGAACAGCAACAAGAAGCAGCCGCTGCTGAACCAGGTGCTCAATTAACCAATATAGGTGCTGATACTGCAACTTTAGAAAATATAAAAAGTGATGCAGAGTACGCTAAAGGAATGTTAGGTTCAACTTGGTTTAAGAATGATAAAAATTTATCACAAAAATATAATCAACAAACAATACTTCCTTTCATAACAGCTAATAATCCAGAAAGTTTTGAGTATAAGTTAGCTAATGGTATTGGACTTGTTGATGATGGTCAAGGTAATCTTGTTGAAGGTCAATTAAATCCATCCCTACTCCACGCAGTAACAGAATCTAATAATGCATTAATGTCATATCTATCAGATGACGTATCTGAAAATTCTTGTGATACTGTAGAAGATAGAGTGGGTTACTACAATAGTGAAAGTGATGGTCGTATAGTTCTTTTCGGAGCAACAAGAAATGAAGGTGTTGTAATTAGACCTAATGCTTTACAAAAAATTGCATTAGAAAGATTAAAACAAAATAGAAATTGTTCTGAACTTGGAACCACTTTAGAAGTTGTTAAATCAGGTGTAATAGAAAATAAGTATTTGAATGACCTAAAAGGTAAGTTTGCGGAACAAGTATTATCCCTTGTTTCTAATCTATCTTCTGGTGATCCAGCTAGGGCTGCTGAAGCTAAAAAAACTTTTGCAGTATTTGTAAAAAGAAAAAGAAGACAATTAGAAAAATTAGTAAGTTTTATTGAACAGAGAGGTAATCTAGCTACTGATATTGAGACTGCTAACATAGGACAGGCTAATCAGGAAATGTTCAATCTGCTATCTGATATTACTTCTCCTAAGTTTAGAGCTTTTTTTAAGAGTGTAATGAGGAGCATGATAAAGGTTAAAGATATAGCTAGACCTGATTATGCAGAACATACTGGAACAGAAGTTTATTCAGGTGAGTTTGCTGATACTGGTAAGAAGGGCGATAACGTGTTTGTTTACACAGATGAAGTTAGAGCCAGAAAATTTGCCGATCAATTTGGAATTAAAGTTAGCAAAGTAATTGATCCAAAAAATAGCACACCTGATCAAATGAGGTTTTTATATAAAGTAGCCGTTAGTCAGAAATTTACTCAGTCAATAGAAGAAGGAAAACCAGGAGAGATTGGTTCTGTAGCTTCAATGCGAGCAAACTATACTGGAGAGAATCCTAATTCTGTAGATATAAATCAACAAATAAATGAAAAGCTTTTTAGTAGCCCTCAAGAAGAGATGGCATCTTTAAATTATTTTAATGATTTAGAAGATCAAGTTCAAAAGAAAAGAGCTTTATTAGTAGAAGATCAAGTTTTAGTAACTGTAGAAGGAAAAATAAAAGTTCAGTCAGCGGAAAAAACCTGTAAAGATATTGCCAAAATTCTGTCAGATAAATCAGGATATAAATTAACTGACAAAGAACTTAATAGTCTTCTTAAAGATAAAGAAGGTAAGATAAAAGACTTTAAGCATGATCAATTAAGACAACGCTTAGGTGAGTTTATTGCAAGAAGAGAACGTCTTAATATTCTTAAAAGGGATATTCAAGATCCTAAAAAAGCAGTTTTAGCGGCTAAGACTCTTGCAAAAATGTCTGGATTTTGTGGGTATTCTAAAGACAGTGCTGTAACATTTCACACAGATGAAAGAGAAAATTTACTAGCTTATGATAGTAATGCCATGTTTAATTCTTTATTTGATGAATTAAAGCAAGGCACATTCAATCCTTCTACACAATTAAAGTTTTCTGGATCACAGGTTAAGTTTGTAACAAATGCTGGAGAACTAACTTTTAAATTTGAAGGAACCGATGGTGCTGTAAGAGATACAAAATACTCTGTTAAGATTCCATCTGCTACTGTTAGATCACTTGATAGATTAAAATTACCTTTTGTAAGTGGTAAAAAGGTAAAGCCTAGTAATGAAGATATTCTCTATAAGTTCTTAGAGGGTCAGAAAGAACTACTAGAGACACTTCTTAAAATAACCAGATAGAGTCTGGTTCAGCTAAGATCTCATCAAACAGGTACATCCTGTAATACTTTTCTTCTTTGTGTAGTTCAACGTAGTTATTAGATTTATACCCTACATCATAGGGAACTACAGCTAAAGTTGGTTGTCTATCTTGCTTGAAAATTATTAATGGTAACTTGTGAGCTTTGTCAGAATCTTTTTGACATTGTTCAATAAAATTCCAAAGCTCAGAGCTATTATTTAATAAGCTATTTAAACTTTCTTTATTATATCCTTTTTTACATTCGATACAATATTTAAAGTTTCTTGGTGTGATTAAGTCTCCATGAATCTTTAAGTGATCTGGAAGTTTATGAGTGCTTGCAAAGGCACCCGATCCAGGAGTTCTTGAAAATTCTGTAGTCTTGAATCTATCATTCAGTTGAGCCGCGATGGTTCGTTCAAAAGATGACCCCTTTGTACGGCTGTTAATTTTCTTTTTCTTCTTAAGATTAGAAATATCGTAATTATCTTCCATAGTACACTATAATAGTCCAATGGATTCTAAACAAACCAATAATATCAAGTTAGACATAAACCAATGGAAAGTTCGTATTGACGAACGGAGTAGAGATAGAATGAAACTTCAAGTTAAACTTTCAAAGGACGAAGCGACTGCATTTAAGAACTTTGCGGATGTGTGCAAGCCTCAAGAGGTGAGCATGGATGATTTCGTAAAGACTATTTTCCTTACGGGTGTTGAGTCGCTCAATAAGCAACTTGCGGAACTTGTCCGTAAGTATGCGGTTGAGAACAAGGAAGAACTTGCTGCTTCGGGTATTACCGTTATCGAAGATGAGCAAGGTGGCGTTCGTTTGCAAGACGGTGAGGGCATCCTTAACAAGCCACTCTGATGTATAAGCTTAATTTTCTTTCAAAAGAAAACGATTTAAACAAAGTAATTAAGAATCACAAGCGAGAGCAGTCTGATTTCAACATCCTGTTTATATCATTATGGGATGATTATTGCACTAGCTTGGTGGGTAAGCTAAAGGAAACTTACGCTAACGTAGAGAACGGGAAACCGCTCTATATTGTGGACAGCTTCTATATGCCTCACAGCTTTGTTATTTATAACACTAACAAAGTTCCACACTTGGTTAGCTTAAGCTCCAAGGGCATATACTCAGAAGATTATTTGCCAATGATAATGAAAACTCTGCTTCCTGTCAAACACAAGAAGCACAAGGCTAACTAACTAAGTCCTTGTTGTTTTCAATATAATTTTCAATCTTCTTAGCGTATTTCTTTTCTCTAGTGTACAGTAGCTTTAAGTTATTTACGATTATGGTCGTAAAATAATTGAATGCTGTACCCTTCTTCGGCTTAAAATTTCTCAAAGTTTTAAGCACTAAAGTAAAACATTCTTGCTTGGCATCGTCGGGATCTACATTAAATTTGAAGCTCTCGACGATGTTAGTTATTAGTATGTCAAATAAAGAAATTAATTCTTCCTCGTACTTTTTGGGATCCTTCTTGTATAATAGGATGACCTCCTCGAACCGTTTGTTGTCTATGTAATGTTTCTTTTTCATACACTATAATAGTATGTTTGATCTTAATAAATTGTACGCAGGGCATAGAATCGGGACAGTTAATCCTTTATGCGAGGGTTGCAGCATCCTTGATAAGGATAAACCTTGTCATTCCGTAATGGATTACAAGGATTTGGAGGAGGCTCATACGCTGTTCCTATCCGATTCGATCAAGTATAGGCATGGTGCGCCTTGGGCTTTCTCTAAGCCTGAGATGGATTTAATTAACGAATGTTATAAGGATAAGTTCGTTACAGCCGCATCGGTGAAGTGTCCCTCGGTTGGAGAGGCAGATATGTCTCCCAAGAACATGAACTTATGTCGTGTTCACTTGGATGCTACCATAGATAAGATTAAGCCCAAGCTAATCTTTGCGTGTGGCAACCTTGCTCTTAAGATGCTTCTCAAGAAGAGTGGTATTACTAATAAGCGAGGTAAGGCTTTTACGTTCTCAACTGAATCTGGATTTACCTGCGTGGTAGTTCCTATCTATCACCCTTATTCGTGCATCAAGGAGCCTCGGCATCTTGCACTATTCAAGACCGATATCCAGAATGCATACGAGAAATATATTCTTGGTAAGAGATCATCTGAGAAGTTTGCATACACGACCATCATGCATATGGAGTATGTTGACGCACTAGCTGAGAAGCTAGAATCCTCAGATGATATCCTAGGGATAGATATTGAAACTACAGGTCTTAATTTCTTGACCGACGAGATCATGACCATAGCTATTTCGGCAGAGGATCAGACTTGGGTTATCCCTGTTAACCATAAGGACAGCCCTTTCAAGAATGATCCTCAATTGATCTCTAATCTAAAGAGGATCTTGGAGAATCCTAATAGCATTAAGGTTCTTCATAATGCTAAGTTCGATATCAAGTTCTTGAAGAACAAAGGTATTCACCCAGTTAACATCTGGGACACTAAAGTTATGCACCACTTCTTAGACGAGAATATGCCTAAGAGCTTAATGGACCTAGCCAAGTATTATTTTGCAGATGAATTGGAGAACCTCTAATGCTTACAGTAGATAATCCTTCAAAGGTTGATTGGAAGAACATGGAGCTTTCCAAGTGTTGCGAAGGCAACGCTATGGATGCTTACTTTACTAGAAAGCTATTTCTCCTAATTAAGGAGAAGATGGAGGAGCATACTTCCATGAAGTTAATCGAAAAGGTAGTTATGCCTTCTATTGAAACCTTCGCAGACATGGAATACAATGGGTTGGATGTCGATCCTAACAAGCTACAATCTGTAGGTAAGCAACTGCGAGATATTAATGTCGAGCAGGAAGATGCTTTATATTATTGCAAAGGTGTTAAGAAGACCGACAACCTATCCTCTAATAATGACCTGATTGAGATTCTATACACACGGGAAGAAGGCATGGGATTGTACCCCCCCGATAGAACTGGTAAAGAGAAGCCTTCTGTGGCAGCAGCTACATTAAAACTCCTGCTAGAACAAATTGACGAGGAGCTTAGTAAGCGTGGGTAAGTGGCAATATAGAGATGAAGGTAAGCGTATTAGCAAGTCTGTTATTGCTGAGAAGAGCACAGAGGATTTGCTAGAAGCTAAGAAGTTCCTCAAGGGATTATTGGATCTTCGTAAGTCTGAGAAGCTATCTAAGACTTATATTGAAGGTACTAAGAATGCGATTAAGTATAATCAGCATGATAAGGTGTATGTAGATTTTAGATTTGATGGTACGGCTACGGGTCGCCTGTCTTGTGCTGCATATAATGCAGACGAGGCTATGGGTGTTTCCTTTCACACCCTTCCAAGAGAGACTGAGAATAACATTCGTAGTTTGTTTACCGCACCTAAGGGATGGTCTTTCATAGCTGCTGACTATGGTGCTATGGAACTTAGAGTTCTTGCTCATATATCTAAGGAGTTTAATATGCAAAAGGCATTCAACGAAGGTGCTGACCTGCATACTTATACTGCCAAGCTCCTATTCAATAAGAAGGAGATTACCAAGGAAGAACGTCAGATTGCAAAGACTGTATCCTTCTTGATCGTATATGGTGGTGGTGCATTTAACCTTAGTGAGACTATGGGTATTTCCATGTCGCGTGCTGAAAAGATAATCGAGGACTACAAAAATGTTTATCCAGCGATCTTCGAGTATATGGAGTTTGTTAACAAGTTCATTAAAAAGAACGGATTTGCATATACTATTTTTGGCAGAAAGCGTAACCTTCCTGACGTTCATAGTGATGATAGAACTGTTGTTAACCGAGCATTGAGACAGGGATTGAACTTTACAATTCAAAGTGCTGCTTCTGATATTCTTCTATGCTCGCTTCTTGGAGCATCTAGAAGATTCAAGCAAGCAGGATTGAAGGCGCGACCTGTTGCTACGGTACACGACTCAATTGAAGTGATTTGTCCAGAGGATGAAGTGAAGGAAACCCTTACCATTCTCTATGATGAGATGGTTAATTATCCTACTATCAGGGATATCTTTAAGATCAACTTTAACGTGCCTCTAGTTATTGAAGCAGAGGTTGGCAAGTCCTTCGGAGAAGGTGAGCCTGTTCACTTTGAGAATGATGTACCTAAGCTATGAATAAAGTATTTGTTTTAAATAAAGGTTTTGTAGAGCTTATTAGCCATACCCCTGATGCAGATCTATTAATAATTAACGCAGCTAGAGCTTCTTTTGATAAAGAACATGAAGAGTTCGATAAAGCATCTGACGAGAAACTTATTAACTATCTTGCAAAACATAGACACGTTTTACCTTTTCGTCATCCTCATATCACTTTTAGAATTTATGCGCCTATTTTTGTTTTACGTCAGTTAGGTAAGCATCAGGTAGGATTTAGTTGGAGCGAAGTATCCAGAAGATACTTAGATGGCGAAATAGATTTTTATACTCCGTACCAATTTAGAAAGCGTCCTGAGAAAGGTATTAAGCAAGGATCAGGAGAAGTATTTTCTGAAGGATATAATCAGGATATTCTAGACTTGTATGAAAAATCCTGTCAAGATTCTGTTGCAAAGTATCACTGTCTACTATTTCAAGGTGTAGCACCAGAGATGGCTCGCATGGTTTTACCTCAATCAATGTATACTACAACTGTAACAACTGGTAGCTTGCTTGGTTGGAATCATATGTTTAAATTGAGAACCGATAGCCATACTCAATTAGAAACCAGAGAGTATGCGGAAGCAATTGGATCTATTATAAAAGATATAGCCCCTTATGGGTGGAATGCATTATGCGAACATTAGTAATTGGAGATCTGCATTTTGATGATAAGCCTCTTGGTATGATGGAGGCTCAGAAGAATGCTATTATAAATATAAGTAAGGGCAATACAGACTGCAATAAGATTATATTCTTGGGAGATCTTATGATGCATAGGAACCCAAGACCTACGGTTTTAATTGCCTTGAAAGAAATGATAGACAAGCTCACAGAAAGAGGGCTTGATGTATATATACTTAGAGGTAATCACGATAGCGTAACCAAGGCTGATGATGGGGTTACTGCTCTTAGTTTATTTGAATCCCCTAAAGTTAAAGTAATAACACATACTTATATTGATCACGAAAACAAATGGGTTTTTATTCCGCATTATGAAAATGAAGAAACTATTAAAAAAGACTTGTCACTTTGTCCTGACGGCTATATTATTTTCGGCCATTTTGGCTACAACGGTGTGCTTAACTCTGCTGGCGATGCCGATTTTAATCTGTCTTTATCCGATTTTAGCAATCCAACAATACTTGGACACATCCATAAAGCAGGACAAAATGGAAGAGTTACGGTTCTCGGAACCCCCTACACCACCAGCTTCAACGAATCAGGAAAAGACTGCTTCTACGGCATCCTTACTGACGGAAGACTTGAATTAGTTCCTGTAGAACTAGGTCCAAAACATATTGTAATAGACTATGATAGCGTAGAAGAAAACTTAGATTGGATCAGGCAATACTCAGGTCCAGATAAGTACGCTCTCGTAAGGTTAAATATAAATACCATAGCTCAGGATCAGCATAACGCAGCAGCTATATGCGATTCGCTTAAAGTTCCTTATGTAGAGATTAAATATAAACCTCTATTAGATGATGACGAGGAGTTTGTAACGGGAAGCAATCCTATATTGAACGTCATGGACAACGATGTAATAGATCATTATATCAATTCCAGTAACGTGTCAATACCTAAGGAAGAACTTCTGGCTGGACTCAAAATAATTTATGAAAATCAACAAGGTAGAAATAACTAACTTCTACTCTCTTAAGGATGTAAAGTTATCGTTCGATAAGTTTGATGGGATAATCCTAGTAGAGGGTATTAATAAAGATACTGGTGGCTCGAACGGATCTGGCAAGAGTGCAATTATTGAGTCAGTAGTTTGGGGTTTGTTTGGTAAGACTATTCGTAAGTCTACTGAAGAAGCCCTGGTAAATAATGCATCTAAGAAAGGATGCACAGTCCGTATTACAGTAAATGATACAGTTGTAATAGAGCGTGGGAAGAAGCCCACGTTCCTTCGTTTTTTCGTAGGTGATAAAGAATTAACGCAAGAGAATGCTACTGCAACACAGACACTAATTGAGACTACTTTAAACACCAATTACAAAG